TAGTAGGGCGGCCTCCACCCGAGCTTGATGCTGACGTGCTCGGGACGTCCAGAACGTTCCAAGTGCTCATTATCAACGCTTGCGACGTCGAATAGGTGGTCTCTTAACGAGTCATAGTCCCGTGAGGGACGATGGTCGTCAGGGTTACCTATGAGACACTTGAGTAGGGCGCCTTCCCCGTCCAATGGATCGGACGGTGATTTGGCACGCACATAGTAGCCCTTGACTAGAGGGCCGTGCGTATTACGGTCAATGCGCTGAAATTGGTATCCCAGCGCACTTTCCCTGCCCAACACCGGTGAGTCTGGACCCACATTTGGAAACTCAATTAAGAGTTTCTTGATGTAGGAATCCAGCCAACTCGCGGTCTGCCACAACCCGGCCCAGTAGGCCTGGTTGCGCAGAGACACGGCTGATATCACACCAGTCGCGTCCTGCCTGTGTCGCGGAAGTACATGGCGAACTCGGACAATACTAACGTCCTCGCCGTCATAGTACTCCCGTCCACAAGACTCTCTGAACTTTCCAGTCCAGAAAGACTTGTGCACGTTGACTCGCAAACCGAAGTTTTCGAGTTCGTGGACAACAGGAAGCACAAAGTCTCTGGGAACGATGATATCGTCCCCAAAGACACGCACCCGCCCGAGAAAACTATTAACTATAGTTTTCCGGGAAAGAGGTGTTCTTAGCTCTTTCTCTATCCCGATGAAGATGATGGTCAAGAAGACCATCGCTTCCATCGGGAAGCAAAGAGCTGAACCCATAGATGCGAACTTGGACAAACGGATTACTCCGTGTCCTCGTACAGCAGCCTTAGACGACCGACTGGACATAACCGCTCCGTGCAATGCGGAATGGCGGCCCAGCAGGTTATCAACATGCTGCTTCGAAACACGATCGGAAGCTTCGCTAAGATCTAGCGTGGCTAGTGTCCCGTAACGGGCACCAACTTGAGCCATTGACCTGTTAGGGTCCTGGTCCTCAATTCCGATCATCATCGAAAGGAGGTCATCCTTCTCGAGGTGATCGCGGAAACTGCGAAAAAGTGACTGCTGCGCATATTGCATCGCAGCAGGCTCAATCGCTATGATTCGCGGTGTTTTGAGCGTCTTAGGTACGGAAATTACTCGAACGGGTAATTCCGCGCCGGGTTCGATGATGTTCAATTCCTGGTACAATTGAGAAAGCCGTTCAGGTTTCTCGTTTGTAATCAGAAATTCCTCAGGCGGGAAATACTGCCTAAGGCGAGATGGCCAGGTTCGCAGATTCCACTTTCCATTGCTGGAAAGTCTATCTGCAGTTACGCCTGGACCATGCTTCGGAACGAGATTCCCCGTAGTGATATCACTATCAACACGGAGAAACAACTCGTCAAAAAGCAAGCTGGCGATACGGTTAAAATCCGCCCAGTCATGGGGGAATAACCGATCATTAGCTTCTCGGACATCATGCTCACACTGGACATAGTCCAACATCGCTCGCCTCTCGCGTTCCTTCGAGACAACCTGTTGGTTGCCTTTTAGGGAGAGAAGCCCCTTACGGGGCTCCTCCGGGAGGGCGATCTTTCCGAATACCAACGTTAGTTGGCGTAACGAATAGATTGCTTCGATGGAAGGACTTTCCAGAAGAACACCACTAGCAGCGTCGAACACACGTCCAAGGAAACCTCCCAGGAATGGGGGGAGCCCAGTAAGACGGCTACCAAATCGAAATTCGGTAGCCTCCGAAGGGACGACAAAGCCGTGGTCGAGCCATCTTTCGATGGCTTTTCCATAGCTTGCCAGGGTTATCGCAAGAAAGGATAACCCCTCGTGTTCTACGCGACTCTCGACAGTTTTTATGTCGAGAGCGGCGCTAGTGCAGCATCGCATGGCCAATTCATTGGCCATGCAGGACCAGAGAGACGTCAGGCTTTTCAGATCTACCCCCACTTTATGTGGAGGCCGGATCTTCCCTAGCCCTGACGGCATAGACCTGCTACGAACCTAGGGCGATCTGGTGGTCTTCCCAGGATGCGATGTAATCGTATCCCGTGTCGACCAACCTCTTCACCCACTCGGCGAGCAGGACGGCAACGTTCGCGTTGCACTCAGCGATGAGTGCGCCGTACAACGTGCCGCCTCCTTCGACGGCTACCGCCAACATGTAGCGGCAGTCGATGTTCTCCAGGAGGAGTCTGCGAAGCAACGCACGCTTGAAAGCGTCCGTCTTTTCCGACTCCTTGTAGCTCCCCGCCTTTTCGAGCGAGGAGCATATCTGGATAACCCGAGAGTAGGCCATAGCCTCTGAGGGGTAACTCATTTTTACTCCTTTCGAGGTTAGACCTCGTTGGTTTGTAGTAGACCCAGCACAACTAGCTCTCTGATTACCACGGCCATATCGACCGTGATGTGATCAGAGCATCGCCCGCAAGATACAGGGCATCGACAACAACAACGGTCACTACCACCAACTTCTTGGTGATAAAGTGTTCCATTGATGTGTCGGTAGCTCTACGCCCTATTCGTCGTTCTCCAGGATTGGAGTTTGACGAGTTAGGGAGATCGCCCTCTCCATAATCAGTCCTCTTATTAGGAGAACTGATGTCAGGATGATGGACGGTACTTGCGACGTCGTCAGAATCAGCACTTCGATGTTCGAACACCCCATAAGGGTCATTCTTACAATCGAAGTATGCTGATCGCACACGGGCCCACAGGGGGCGTTTCCTGACGGATGTCAGGATTCGCCACCGAGGAGCTTCGTGATGACGGCGTTCGAAGTTGCGGTGGCCAGGGTGTTATACCCGACCCAAACCGCAAGTGCTTCCGCGTTCGTGTACCCGGCAGGCGGAAGGTCGAAAACCGTGTAAACGGACATTCCGACCTTCACGTTCTGACTGGTATCGAACGGATCGGCAGTGATCTTCGAGACGTCGAGCCGCAACATCCGGCGCACACGCTTCCCATAGTCATGGGAGGCGGCGAGCTGGATGAGGCTGTCAGCGCTCGTGTACTCCGACCTGTCCTCGCCAACGCTTGTGCGTGGCAGGGAGGTCGTGGCACCCGAGATCGTGACAGAGTTCGGATCGGCTAGTGACATGGGCATCTCTCCTAGGAGCTAAGTTGGCTCCCGTTGGCGTTAGACGACAGATAGAACAGCCCCTACCGACTCCGGGTTATTCCCAGAGCGGCAAGGATGGACGCTTGGAATGTAGACAAACCATCCCAAGTTAGTCCGAACCCAAAGGGGTTAGCACGCCGTCGTATCTTGGTTTCTGTAACCAGTGTTACGCGGCTGTCGACGCTCCCGTTACGAAGTGTATTGGGATGCGTACGGGTATAGGTATCTTTAACGATGGTATGTTCCATCATGTACCCATACCGCATTATCAGACCGTCTTCTAGTACGCTGTTGATGTTGTTTATGACATCACCAGCGTTACTAAACCAGTCAACGGCCCAGCTCCATGGTGTCAGGTTCCAAATGACATCTAGATCGATGTCAAGTCCAAGGATTTCCTTGGCAAGGAGGGCTTTCCTACTCATTTCGCTTCTGGCATCATACCAGGGCGGCAAGTAGTAGGTAAACGCACCTGCGAACCACCGTTTTTGAACGGTTTCTCGCAGGACCTGAACTGACCTATGCTGAGACTCCGTCAACGACGGATTGAGTGTCCCCGTGAAGGGGATACCCATGTACACGGGGTAACCCGCGTCCGTCGTTGTTAACGACGTCTCAGTTTTGGTTGGGAACTCATAGCGGCGCCGAACTACCTTCCCAGCGTCTCGTTCATACTGCTCGAGAAGCCGGTCAGCTTGGAGAACTTGCCCCGCAAATGAGCCAATTTCTTGGCCCAGCGGTGCAAGTCCAAACTGAAAAGCAAGGTAGTCATCGGCCACACCTTCGGAACTCTTCTTCAGAGCCCTAAGTGTGGTCGCTCGTGGCTTCCAGGTGTGCACGGCTAGTTTGGGAATACCCTCTCTAACCAGCTCACCCAGGGTCACAGCGATATCCGCTCGTGAGTTTGTAGGTTTACATCTCGCTACTGCGGTCGCACCCAGCACGTCAAGCTGAGTGTTCGTCGAGCTAAGGCTCGGCGGAAAACCGTGTAAGCGAGCGTCAATGGACCACACCGGACCCCGAAGTTCCTGGGTCAGGTAGGCTCCAGCGGTGACGAACTCACGCGGCAGAAATACTTGAACATGGGATGGTATCCCTTCCAAGTACCTCTTTTGCGTAAAAAAGTCACCACCGACGTCTGAAAGGCTATGCGCGTCTTTAAGGCGCTTTCGCCATCCAGAATGTTCCTCCGAATCAGTAACCTGATTCCCTACACTCTTCGTCGGCAGTTGGACGGTTTTTGTATTCGTCCATCCTGCAATCGGTCCTCCATTAACATTGGAGTACCGTTGGTACATCACCGGTAGACTTTGAGTCAGCGGTGACGTAGTCCGTTGACGACGGACAAGACCCGATGAAGGTATAGGCACCAGAGCTCCTTAAGGTCCCAAGGGTGAATTCCCTTGAGATATGGGGTTGATTAGACCCCAGCTGCTGCAACTGCGCCGGGACCCCCTCGCGGGGGT